CTGTTTCATGAGTTTGAGGAGTTTTGACAGTTTCGTTTCCATTGACTTAATATACGGAATAGGGCCGTTTCATTTGAGACCCTTATTATGCTATGTGTGCTGGACTGTCTTGCATAAAAGATACCGGTCACTAATCATACCCGCCTTCACATCGCCACCACCCTTTTCAAAGTGCGCAATCACTCGAGCGGCCTCTTTATTACCGAATAGGGTTCGTAAACCACTTTCAAATGCACGGTATGCGGGGAGACGGGGCTCCGCTTTAAAACAACACATTAATCTGTAACGGTTCCTAATAATGAGTTTGTCATTCTTAGTTAAGAACCACGGACTCTGACAACACGAACGGGGTTTCTTGCCGGAGAGGTGAACGGTGCACAAACCAGTTTCAGGGGATTGGAACACGCATTTGCCATTTACGGTTTTGATAATTCCACTACGGTCGTTAATGGTAGCACCCAGTTTCCGAAGGGTTGTCCGTTGATCCTCCTCCACCATGACAGTAGTGGTCGTCCCCTTCTTCCCCTCCAACACCCAACAACACCGGCCATGGCAAACGTTACGAATGAAGTCGGGATCGCATCCGTTGAATTCTGAACGGGCGCACTTTGCAGAGATTATAACGGGAATAGTTTTACCACGTGACATAACATGCATCTGTAGTAGTTTCAGTTCAGAAAAGAATTTACGGGTCATGACACACCCACAAGGAAACGTGACCGGCGTTTCTCACACCGGTCACGTTCGCAACCATCGGACTGGTTACTTGCTCTTGATGGTCATCAAACCGTCAACGATCTTGCCCTTACCTGCGGCCAGGATCAGCTTCCAGACCGAGTAGTAGGTCCCACCGGGGTTCCCGGCCAGCTTCCGGATGGTGCCCATCGTCGCCGGTTTCTTTTTCAGGGCGGTGATGAACCACTCCGTGGCCGATCCCTTACGGCAAGGGAAGCCTGGGAGGACGTCGGACTGCGGGGCGGGTTCCTTGGCGGCCTTCGGTTCCTTGACGGCCTTCGGTTCCTTGGTGGCCTTGACGGGCTTCGAGGACTTCGGTTTTTCAATCTTCGGCGCTTCGACGGCCCTCCACCCCAGCGCGATCAACGTAGCCCACGTCTCTTTGGACAGGGCGTCGCCCTTGACGATGTTCGGGAACAGCTCCTCGATTTCCTTCTGGAGTTCCTCACCGGCCTTTTCCAGGTCCAGTAAGGGTTTGGGGGAGAGGACTGTGTTGATGTCCGTAGCCGCTGCCACGACCATCGCGTCGTCCACTTCGATTTCCTTCGTTGTCTGTTTCGTACCCATCTGCGTTTCCTCCTCTGTTTGTTGTTTACTAACGGTTCTCTGTGCACTGTTAATATACGGTTAGGATGTGTTTGGTTAAAGGGATTAAAACGAGAATAATAGTGGGCGTCCCCGCCACAGATCCAACGATACATTAACCACATTGTCGTCGTAGAACTCATCCTCACGTTGTACCAGCATGTTCAGTCTCATCAGTCGAGCCCGTTTCTCGTCCAGCCTTTGGTTCAGGCCAACCATGGCAGTCACATGTGCGTTCTTCAGTTTGTTCTCGCTGAAGTTCTTACGTGACAAAAGTTCTTTGTCGTAACTTTCCGTATCGGCTTGGGTTGCCGTGATTACCAAACAACGACGTTCCTGACTCAACCCACGGAGCATCTTCCAAGTGCGGTTAACTTGATGTCGATATTCCTCGCGTGACTCCTCCGCCTTCAGGTTGTCTGCATAATCAATAACAATCACGTCGGGAATGAAATTCTCGAACGTCTCCCAGCTATCGAGGATTGCTTTTATTCCTGTTACACTCAGTGTCTCGGAGGCGTGACAAGACAAACGGAAGTCTCTTCCTTTGATTCGACCAAGAAGTCTATTCCCTGCACGCCATGCGTCCCTCCACCCAATAGGGCTTGTTGCGGGTGTGCGTTCATACCAGACTGACCCCATAAATCCAAGTTCTTTGGCACACTCGCAACAGGGTCGGTGCCGTTCACCAGATTGGTACAGATCGTAAAGTTGCCTTGCCTTTTCCACCTGCGTTGAGAGGGGTCTGCATTGTTTCCCTTTGGCACATTTGCCCTGTTGGTTCAACAAACAATCCGGGACGGGTGAACTGTGTGCACCGCAGTACCGTGCGCGGTCGCTTCTACTGCACAATCGTACACCTAACCGAACGCGTACCTGATCCTCGGTCATATCACCTATCTGGAACAGGGCCACGTTGTTCCGGGCCTTCGCCGCCCAGATGGAAAATTCGTTCAGCCAAAAGCTCTTGCCCGACTTATCCGCTCCGAGAACACCAATGAACCGTTCCCGTTTGAGTTCGTCGTTTATCATTCGGCCCAACGCACCAGGAAAGGTAAACAACGGCTTGGCCTCCCGTTCAAAGGCGCGAGCTGTAGCCTCGGCGTCTGTAAACGGGTTAGCCCCGAGCGATGACGGACGCCCCACTCGTTTGTAGGAACCGAGGAGTCGTTCTGCCTCTGCCGTCTCCCCCTGAGCTAAAAGACCACTACCCTCACGAAATAGGTTTGATAGACTTTTCTCCTTAAAAAGGTTTTCTGCTTGGTCGAGCAGGTAGGGGACATTCAGCACGTCAGCCCGCTCGTACTCGTCAGATAGTCCGGCCAGAAGGTCTGAGATTAGTTCGCGTTGGGTTGGGTCCATTCTGTCTGCATGTGACGCAAATATGTCTTTGATATGGACGTTGGGTGCCACCCCATACCGGTTGAAGTAGTCAGCACACCACTCGGCCACTGTGCGTACGAACGGCACGTCGAGCAAGTCGGGGTCGAAGAAACTGATGGCCTCTGCCATGAACGACGTTGATACGATCATACCTGTGAGAAGTTTCCGGTGGGAAGAACCGTCCACCGTCTGCCGTTTGATTTTAATCATCCGATGTAACCCCCTGTTTTCCACGAAAAGCACGAGCGGTACTCACAATCTTGAATGAACTCATTCCACCGCTGACCTCCGATCCGCAACCCACCGAAGTGTTGGAGCATATATCCTGGCCGCTGTTTAGATTGAATAAATTCCATATAGCGAGTGAAAAAGGTGTTCCACGAGTACCCTGATGTTGCGTGTTCAAGTCGCCTGCCTTCCTCCTGTCTGGGATTGCCTGGAACGTTCTCGAAGAACAAGTGCATGTCTTTTACGTGCCTGTCGACGTCCGCCACCTGTACAGCAGATGGTCTTCCAAGGGCGTCAATAAGCCAATTGTAGAGTCGCAGACTGTCGGGGTCGCATGTGATGGGATGGCCTGGGCGAGTGGGGGTATCCTTGGCGGATACTTTATCACTATCGAAGAATACACCGGTCCACCCGTTCATGACAGACCGGTCGAGGGCGCTGACCACCTCCTCGGACGAATGGGAAACCATTTTCTTAACGAGCATCTTGAATGCGATGGGTGTTATCTTCTGCCGCTTTTCTTTCCGGTGTTCTACGAACCGGCACCATGCCTTCATTACGGATGGATCCTTACCGAGGTGGGTGGGGAGGTCTTCCGGGTCGAAGGATTCTTTATCCGCTTTTGAAAAAATCCCTTTTTTCTTCTTTACTATATTATTACTCTCTTGGTTTAATGTACCAGTACTTCCTTTTATCGGCTCATTTCCTACCCCCTTGGATTTCGTAGGGGGTAGGATTACAGGGGAGTAGGATGACATCTTCTTTTTATCCCACCAGATGAAATTGATCTTGATCTGCGGGTATCCGATGTGCTTTGTTTTGGGATTCCATTGCCGTGGGGGCTGTTCAATTAATCCAAGGTTGATGAGGTCCTTCTTCGCACGAGAAAGCCTGTCGTCTGTCCATTTTAAACCGGTGGTGACATAGTGGTTGTTTGCATGGGGCGTGTTGGAGTATTGCCATTTGGCAGTATAGTAATAGAACCAGTACAACGCCATTGCATCTGCCGGACGTTCCAGTTGTAGGAGTCTGTCCGATGTGGGTTTGCTAATAACAATGGGTTCTTCGTTTCTGTTGTATTGAATTGTGTCGTCAATTTGGTTGTTCATTTTTAGCCCTTTCTAATTCGGCTTCTTCTATTGAAGGCGCAGTTTCCCAGTATTTCAAATACTTTTGGTATGCGATCATGTTTTGTTTGTAGGTTTTTTGTTCTTGTTCAAGACGTAGTTTTCTATATTTTTCTCGTAAAGCGGGTTTGACTTTCCCTGTTAGACGTATACTAATTTTTTGGCGTGTTTCTACGGACGGATTACTATTTCCATCACCCCCATCGGTTTCGTTCCACAGATTAAACCCACGTTCTCGATAATATTTAATATAGGCGATCTCGGCATCGTTTCCGTTATTGTTTTTCACTTCAGTGATCAGGTTGATGATTGGCGTGAAGCCCCTTCGAAGCATTGCACGGATTCCATTACATCGGTGGTTTCTTCCACCGTGTTGTGCTTCATATAAATGTCCTGCTAATCGACATTCAAGTGGTTTTGATGTTTTTCCAATATTACGGATGTGTCCATGTTCATCACGGAGACAGTAAATCTTAGTCCTTACTGGGGAGTTTATAGAGGAAAAGAGAAGCGGTGAAGAACAGGTTGTGGGCGCGCCGGGTGCTGATGTCAAAACCCTTTTTCCCAGGCCAGTCTTCACCGCTAATTGATCTTGTAGATTATTCATAACATCAGCTTGTTGGCGCGCTTTTTACTGGTGGGAATTATAGCCTTTTCTTCGCCTGCGGCCAACCCCTATTTTCACTATCCCGACAAACCCCTATAAACAAAAGGCCGTGCGCGTATAAAATATATTCCGGCGGGGTTTAACAAGTTGCACACTCTACCGGAACTCCCCCATCACCTCCGTCGCCTCTTCCTCCGACAGGTCGTCCGGCCCCACCCCGTCTGGCAGGTCGTAACAGAACACCGTCCCGTCAAACATCACCAGACGTGTGGCCAACTCCGCCGCCTTCTCCCGCCCTGTGTCGTCCCCGTCGAAGATGATACACCGGCGTCGGAACTGTTTCAGGATGAGGAGTTGTGCGTCCGTGACGACAGCACCGAACGTGCAAACTGCCGGTGTGCCCAAACGCCACACTTTGGCGGCACCCTCCGTAATGACAATCGTGTCCCCCTTCACGCGGTCCAGGCCGTAGACGCAGTTCTTGATGTCGACCGCCGCCAGCGTGTCCGGACATGATTTGTACCGCTTTGGGGAAAGCCCAGTAATATCCCGCCCCTGAAAACAAACCAACTTACCGCCCTGCTCGATGGGAATGATGATCCGGTGGGCAAACGACCCCACCGGCCCGGTGCCCAACAGACCCCACTCGGCCTCCAGCCGTTCGGGATCGAAGTTGCGGGATCGCAGGTAGTCTCGGTGCCTGTCCGTCATTGGGCCTGTGCCATAGGGCAGTTTCACCGCTGAGACACGCGCCACGTTCGCCTGTAGCGCACCATCGGCGGGAAGACGTGTCCTTGTAGGGGTCTCGTACTTCTTGCAGATGTCGGCGGCGGCGTGAATGGAGATGTTGAGGAGGGCGGCGACGGTTTCCCATTGCCGTAATTTCCCACATTTAAAACAATAGAAGTTGCCTTTTGATAATCCGTAACCGAGGCCGTAGACCCCGTCACCTTTGTAACAAAACGGGCACGGCATCTGCTCGAAGTCGCCGTTCGTACGGTGCTCGATCCCGTTATCGTTCAATAACTCTTCTATGCGCAGGAGGTGGTGTTGGGGCACGTGAAATCTCCGGTTTGGTTAGTGTGATCGTTGCCCCGGCCTCCAGAAGGGATTCCGTGGTATGTTCACCATTACCGCAAATATCCTTGTAGATGATGCGGTAGATATTGTCGGTATGTAAATTACGACCGATCCGTTCCAATTGCCCGATGACGCGACCGGATTTACTACGAACCCAATAACCCTCGAAGTTCACCGTGCCGGGGAACAGTGTTCTACTTCTCATTGCTCAGCACATCCTTCTTGGTTTTCTCGTACTCGTCTCGGAGCACACGTGCGATCACGGATTGGAGAAGCATGTTTCCGGACAGACCCTGTGTTTTGGCGAGGGCCAGGAACCGGTTCTTGAGGGCGCGTGGGAAACAATTTATGGCCCACGTGCACAGCATTTGTACCTTACCTTTTTTCATTCTTTCTCCTGTTTTTGTTACGTAACCGCTGTTTGAGTTCCCTGAAAATACTACCCTCGGCAACGACCATCCCATCGAGAACGGAGTCGAGCACCTTTTGTTTCTCTCGGATGAGTTCTACCATGTCAGTTTCTAATGTGTCCTGCGCGATCAGGTAGTACACATTCGTCGCACCTTTTTGACCGATCCTGTGAATTCTATCCTCCGCCTGCCGGTGTTCTGCCGGGGTCCAACCCATCTCAATAAACACAGCATCTTGTGCGGCGGTCAGTGTGATCCCTGTCCCCGCTACCTGGATGTTTCCCACCAGCATTTGCACCTTCGGGTCGGCCTGGAACTGTTCCACCACCTTCGACCGCTCTCGTACATCCGTTCGTCCGTCGAGGTAGACCGCCCGGTTTCCATAGATCTTACGAAGTCGGTCGCTGGTCTTGTGGTGCACGACGAAAACCACGAGTTTGCGACCACCACTGAGGAAATCATCAATCCAGTTTTTACACGCGTCGAACTTGGCATCAAGGGCGGCCAGTCGCAGTTTGCCAATTTGTGTGATGTCCTTGAGCGGGTCTGGTTTTTCATCCTCGTTCCACGCGCCCAGCGCCTCGATCAGGGTGGCTTCGTAGTAGGATTTGTCAAGGTCGTTGGGTGTGAGCGGGATCGTCGTCACGGTCTTCTCCGGCAGGTCGGGCAGGACATCCTCCTTTAACCGCCGAAGCATGATGTCACTCAGTCGCTTGTTGAGTTCGTCAGTGTTACTCGACCCGGAAACGTCCCACCCGTACCCGTTGTGCTTCGCGGCACAGTAACGTTGTACGAAATCCCAGTAATGGTTAAATTGTGTGGGGGCGAGAATGTTCAGAGTGGTGTAGAATTCTACAGGTCTGTTTACGATGGGTGTGCCTGACAGAGCGATGACGTGGGGTTTGTCTTTACAGAACGCCTTTGTCGCTTTCGTTCTGCGGGCGGAGGATGATTTTATGTAATGACACTCATCGAGGATTACCGTGTGGGTAAACCGGTTGAGCGTCTCCTGCCATGCGTCAAGTATGTCATAGTTTATGATTGTTAGGCAGTCCCGTCGTTCAGCGGCGCGGGGCACCCACGGAGTTCGCCCCGACAGTATTTCAGGGGTCAGAGTCGTCCAGCGTTTACATTCGTTCGACCAGACATCTTTCAACGACGCAGGACAAACGACGACGGCGGGGAGTGCTTTGGGGTTGTCTTGCAGAAATGCGAGAGCCATCACGGTCTTGCCCAGTCCCATTTCATGCCCCAACAGTCCCCGCCCATCCCTCGCGTTGAGGAATCCAACACCCTCCGCCTGGAACGGATACAGTTTGCATTTCAACCCCTCAATGTTTTCCACCGGGATGATGGTGGGGGTCTTCGGCGAGGCATAATCCTGTTCCCACCTGACGACAGCAGGCAGAATTTCAAAGCCCCAACCGCGGAGCATAGTTAGGGCGTCTACGGACGGCGGGCACCACCATGCGTGCGTGACTGGATCCCATTTTCTGCCAGGAGGCAGAGTCCGTACTTGCGTAATAGTAGCGGGGTCATACGGAAACTGCAATTTGAATGCGTTGCCGGTGAAGTCTACTGTTTTCATTACATTTTTATATGGACGTTGCGGTTGGTTGTGTTTCCATAACGATCCCGTCCTGGCAGGTTGCGAGGTCCTTGAAAACTCGACTTCGCTGGAGCAACCTTAACGGGTGTCGGGGAACTGTATACCGGCTGTTGTTTTTGGGGCGTGCTTGGAGTCCTTACAGGCGCGGGAGCGTCCGGGATATACATTATATTTGCCCCTGGCGTCTCTGGGACAGGACTGACTTTCTTCACGATGTTTGTCACGACCACGACGTTCGTTTGCCAGATAGTCTGATAGACTTCTTGGGTGGCAATCACGGTCTCGTACTTCACTGATGTCACCATGTTCGTTCGCGTCTCGATCACGACGTCCGTCCGTTGCAATCTCCCGTAGGTTGAAAAATATCCCCAGGCAATACCCGCACCTACCAACAAGCCAATGATGAATTTCACTTTGCACCTCCTATTAGTTTCCTGATCAGGTTAACCGCCTCAGGCCCATACTTCGTCTGGATCCACATGTTGGTGGACGTCCCGTCTGGGGTCTTGATGTCTCTGTCGAACTTCACGATGTCGAACCCGGTCAAGTACGACATGTAGTCGTGGAGTTGGCAGTGGAAGATCCAATGGAACACGTTGGAATGTTTCATTTCCAGGTTCCGGTTGGCTTGCATGATTTGGATTGTGGTGCCAGTCATATTTTCCTTTCTGAGTCGGGCAGGCAAACTCCGGGATGTATTCCGCTATTATCCATATAGGCGCTCGGAGCATATCTGCCGATACAGGTACGAAGCCACTCTTCATACGTTGCCGTCATATCACCGAAAGCACTTACGTTATTCTCAACCAACCATCGGGCAAGTTCCTCGGGCGTTTTGAATGCTGGAGATATCGGAGTGCCTTCTGAACAGTCTTCATACATCATCAAGTAGGAACACTCCGTTTCTGGCCAGTCAGGCATGTAGTCTTCTTTGATGGGACCGCCGCCATGGTAATCAATCGCTTTCTCCAATCCCATTTTTTCAATATCTTCTTTGAACGAGTTTAATGCTCCTCGGAAGTTATTGTGCAATGGGATATACCGACCTCGGTTGTCTCTCGGGTGTTCCCAATTTGCGGGCACTTTTCTTACTTCTCGTCCCATGGTCTATTCTCCTTTTTAGTCAATCCTCCCGAAAACGTGATGTCCGATCACCTTGGTTTGCGTGTAGTCCTTCGCCTGCTTGGGATTGCACAGAGACGGGTTGTGATAGTGGTTCCAGCGTGGAAGTCCATTCAGCTGCTTGGCGTACATGTCCAGCGCCACTCGTTGGGCCATCCGCCATGCAGGGTTCCGGCGGATCGTCCCATCCTTGTACGCCTTGAGCAGTTTCCGCTTGGCCTTGTACCCGTTCCAGCACGAGAACTGCTTCGGCTGGAGGCAGACCTGGCGGATGGTCAGCCTGCGTTCCTCAGAGCGGACCTGCATCGTGCGGGCCACCGCTCGCATCTCAGTCTCGTTGCAGATGGACGCTTCGCCCATTAACGTGAGACAGACAATGGTAATTTCCGTGAGCATTTAGGTCTCCTCTACTTTGCGATGTAGGCGACAACTTCTATCACATCCCCGTTTTTCATCGTGGCTTTGAAGCCGGGAGTAGCCCACGTGGAGGAGGTGTAGGCCTGATTGTCCTTTACCCACTTCCCGTTTTGATACACGGTCGCTCCTGTACAGGACCAGTCGTTCAGGATGCCAGCCGATACTTCGATCGGCTTGCGCTCCTTGATGAACAGCTTGAGCTTTTTCAAGTCGAGCACATGCAGTGTTGGCATTTTTCGTCCAGTTTTTGTTTTGGTCATAGTGCCGGGGATTCGTTTGATTTTGTGTTCCATTTTCTGTTCTCCTTCTTGGTTAGGGTTTGTCACTCGTAATAGACGCCGCCGAGTGCACCTACGACCCGTTTCATTCCCAAATCGGCATATACTTGCCGTTTGTGTTTAGCGGCATCGTTTTTACGTTTAGTGGCCCACCGTAGTGAACAGATTTTGCATGGTAGGTGCGCCTTAAAGCGGTCTTTCATTCCCTTGGGTTCGGTGCCGATTGTTTCCGTGAGGTGTGCGAACCATTGTTCTTTTGTCATGGTTAGGGGTTTCCTTCATAATATACGGTTTGTGATGCGATTGTTAAAGGAGTTTAACCTCCGCTTTTAATGCTGTGAACGTTGACCAGATGCGGGGCCAACTCCAACCCCTGCTCCGTAGGTAATGCCGCAGGGCTCCCCGCACCGCCTTGGGGACTATCATTCCCGTGCCCAGGCCGAGCACCTCGGCAGGCCCGTCGAGGATTATCATCGCCACCTCTCGGCATTCCCCGCTCAACCCGGCCAGCCACTCCTTTACCATTAACGCCTTGCTGGGGTCGGGAATGTCCGTGGTCAGTTCGGGCAGGGTCTCGGGATCGGGCGGCAGGTCGTATTTGTGTGCCCAATCAATTAGTCCATTACGCACCACGCAGGCAATCCACTGTGCGAGTTTGTAATGTGGTTTGTCAACGGGGTAGGTCTCGAGGGAGTGCATGAACAGATAACAGGCCTGCCCGTAGACCTCGTCCTCCGGCCTCCCGCACCGGCTGGCGCATTGGTGGGACAGTTTGTGGAGGAGTAGGTCGTGTTTCTCAAACAGGGTCGTTGTCTCTTGCTTGGTCATTTGTCGTTTCCTTTTGGTTAGGGTTTCTGTACTGTCTCAAACGTTCCGTGCAAAACATGTCCTTGCAATCGGCGGGGCGGCACCGGTATAGCGGACAGTGCGCCGCCCTTGGACATGCGGTGCGTTCAATTATAGCTTCATGCGTCCTCCCTGTTAGTGGTTTTTCATTCATGTTATATTTTCTCGGTTCTCTTCCTATGCTTCACACTCTATAGAACATGTTAAACTATTGCAAGCACTATTTTCAACTATTTTTAGGCCTGTTTGACCCTATAGACATGCGGGTCGAACGCGGTCTGTTAATTAAACGGTTGAAAAAAACCACACCACCTGCTATGATACCTGTTAAAAGAAGAGAACCCATGGTCTACAGAAAAAAGAAATATCACGGGTTGGCACAGTTCTTGCTAAGTGGTAATTTAAGGAGGCTCGGTATGATGACCAGCATCCGAAAGCAAACGGGGTCGCGGTGAAGAAAACACCGGAGAGCAATCAGTCGGTAGGACCATACCGGGACGACTCAACGGTGCAGACCAACCCGACCCCCGATGCAACACCCTACACCCACTTACCCATTGGCGCATGATGAAAAGCATAGACCTACATTGTTCATGCGGAGCCTCAATCAAACTCGCAGACGCAGCCGAATCATATATCGACCCCAAAAACGGTACCCCTGACAAACAGGGACGACGATACCAAATCGAATTGAATGCGGACAGGTGGTTGGAACTTCATAAAAAGTGTACAGACATCAAGAACCAACTCCTGATCAAAGCAAGCGAACGGAAACTCGAACCCAGGACACTACAGCGATGAGCGGTACTGTTAAACAACCACCTAACAATGGTTTCAAGAAGGGGCGGAGCGGTAATCCTGCAGGACGCCCCAAGACCGTTATGTGCATCCCTGACATCCTTCGCAGGATAGGCAACGAACCCGTCAGTCCCGTTATGTTGGCACGACTACGTGCGAAGTGGGGTCCGGACTTCCACCCGAAGAACAACCACGACGCAATGCTGATGGTGGCGTACGCTCAGGCACAGGAGGGAGACGCGGTGGCACGCCAGTTCGTTTCTGAACGGACTGAAGGAAAAGTCACCGACCGTCTTGACGTCACCGACGTAACCCCCACCAAGATCATTTTCGAGGAGGTGCTGGTAGGCGGGGCAGTAGTGGCGAACACCATCAAACGAGTAATCACGAGGCCCAATGCCAGCGCAACCTGAACACCTACATATCCAGGCGCACCGTGCCCAGCTTGACTTCATGAACGAGCGGTCGGTGCCCTTTGTCGGATTTGTTGGTGGGCGCGGCAGCGGCAAGAGTACGGCGCTGGCGATGCGGCTGCTGAAATGGTCGGTTGCAGAACCCGGACCGTATGGTTGTTATGCACCGACATTTCCTCTCCTATCTGACACCATCCAGAAGACCTTCCTCGAACTTGCCCGCCCCTTCATTAAAGAGTTCAACCAGTCCAAGAACATCATTTACATGAAGGGCGGTTCCGATATCATCTGTCGTTCACTCGACGACCCCGAACACGCACGAGGTCCAAACTTACGTGGTGCCGTGTGGGATGAGATGAGCCTGTGCAAGCAGGAGGCGTTCGACATCCTGATTGCTTGCCTGCGGTGGAGGGGAGAAAAGGGGTGGCTTTCGTCGGGATTTACACCACGCGGTCTGAACCATTGGTCGGCAGTTCTTTTCAACGACCCTTCCCGACCCGACGTTAAATGTTTCCATTCAACCACGATGGACAACCCATTTACCCCAGAAGGTTTCGCCGAGACCCTTCGCCGCCAGTACACCAAGGCGTTCGCCGCCCAGGAGATCGAGGGCGGGTTCGTGTCGCTGGGCGGGGCGCTGATGCGGCGGGAGTGGTTCAAGATCGTAGAGGCAATTCCTCCCCTGCGCTCAGTCATCCGCTACTGGGACATGGCGGCGACCCTATCCAACGGCAACAACGACCCCGACTGGACCGCCGGTGCCAAGCTTGGACGGACAGTGGACGGCAGGTGGATCGTCCTTGACATGCGCCATGCTCGACTGTCCCCGGCAGGCAACGAGATGCTTGTTCAGCATACAGCGTCTGAAGACGGCAAGCAGGTTAAGATCGGCATGGAGGAAGAGGGCGGCGCGTCCGGCAAGAGTCTCATTGACCACTACCGGCGTGCAATCCTGGTGGGTTACAACTTCCACTCCATGCGGCCCACGGGTGACAAGGTGGTCAGGGCGATGCCGCTGGCGGCTGCGGCTGAGGCCGGGAACGTGATGGTGCTCAAGGGGGATTGGAATAAAGACTTCCTCGACGAGTGTGAGAGTTTCTCGGCAGACTGCCCGCACGACGACCAGGTGGATGCCGCGAGCGGTGCAGTCAACATGCTGTTCCCCAAGTTCATCAATCCGCACGCGGGTTCCTCACCGAGGGCGGAAGAGTCAGTGGGTCAAGACATCAACGCATTCCAAGACATACTCGCCCAGGCAAAGACACCAGCGGAGAGGGAAGAGTTGCTGAGGATAATCAATGGAACCGGAACCGACAACAGTAGAATCCCTGAAGGCGCAGTTGCGTAACCGGCTGGCCTTGATGGCCACAGCGGCGAAGCAGGCGCTGGGGGCAGGCCCGTTCGGTACGGGAGAGTCACGTAAGGACTTTGAGCACAGGATCATGAACGACGAGAGCGCGTGGACAAATGTGAACGACAAGAACCAGGGGATTTTACCGAGATGATATATCCTTCACAAGCACGCAAAGAGTCAATGGCCCTGGCCCTCGCCGAGCTGGACAAGGTGGCCAACCCGGTCATCTGCGAGGTGGGGCGGCTGCGAAACGTGCATACAGGGGAGAGCGACGGGCACAGCACGCTGGCGTTTCTGGAGTATGTGAACGGGCGTGATGGCAAGTTGGTTTCAATAGACGACGATTTGAAAACAGAGTCTATTTGTCGCAGACTGTTTGTGGACAGTGGCATTTCAGACATCAAACGAATTGTGTTTGACAACTGGAGCGCCCTCGAGAAGTACCACCACCCGAACATGCTGATGGACTTGCTTTACCTGGACGCTTGGGATTTGCACGTGAACAAAAGTGCCGAGAACCATTTGATCTGCTTCATGTGGATGGAGATGTTCGTCAAGCCCGGTGGCCTGGTCCTCATTGATGACACCGGCTACCCCGACCTGGGTAAGGGCAAGCTGGTGGTCCCGGTGGCGGGGATGATGGGGTGGACGGTTCTGCACCAGGGATTCCAAACTTTGTTGAGGAAGCCATAATGTTTATCAAAGTCATTAAAGCGGGTCTGTCGGTGGTGGTACTCCGCAAGGGCGGGGCTGGCAGTGGGAACTTCGGACATGCGGGCAGGCCGGGAGAGGTTGGCGGATCGGGGGACGGTGGAGGAGGAGGAACAAAGCTGGAGAAAGTTTTCCCATCTGTTGAAATGCGAAAGAACCTTAATCGCGAATGGAAGAAGGAACACGGAGAAAGTGAGGGTCCATTTTGGGATGTTGAGGGGGAGGTTAATCCTCGATACCACCTTATTCGTGAAAAAGGCAAATTAGTCGCCGCTGCAACGACGGTTCAAAAGGGCCTGGCAACAAACATTCTTGCAATAGCTTCCCACAGTCATGGGGCCGGGGTAACTATTCTGGATGATCTGAAATCGAAGAATATGTTTCTTGTGGCAACAGCATCTTCTGATAAATCAAAGGCATGGTTTGTTAAAAATGGATTCCAACCGGTGTTTGACAGGCCGGGAGAATTCAATGTTCGGTGGACCCGGAGTAATAGATGAACATCTTCTCACGAGCCATAGCCAAAGCCGCCAGCCTGTTCCCAAAGGTGGTCACCGCGTCCCTTCCCGGTGGCACGATCGAGTTCCTGAAGCGCTACGGTAAGATGCCAGAGGTCAGCCAGGAAGCCTTGGTCGCTCGTTACCACGGATGGGCCTTCATGTGCGCCCAGCTCGGTGCTGTCCGACTTGCCTCTACCCCGCTGAAGTTGTATGCCTCCCGCGCTACCGGCCAGACCATGGTCAAGAACTTCAAGGCCCACAAGGTAGCCAAGGAACAGTTCCGGTGGCTTAAGAAGAGGCTGGGCAAGTCATTGCCCAACGTGGCCGGGGCCGAGGACTTCGAGGAGCTGGAGGAGCACCCACTCCTGGACCTGCTCCAGAACGTCAACGACCAGGAGAACGGGTTTGAGATGAAGGAGCTGACGTCCATCATGCTCGACCTGACGGGGAACGGGTACTGGTACATCGAGAAGGACAAGATGGGTGTGCCGTCTAAGCTGTTCGTCCTGCGTAGCCAGTGGGTCAGGATTGTGCCTGATGCCCAGAAGTTCATCCGCGAGTACATCTACGGCATCAACCAGTTCGGGCAGGAGGCGGTCCACATCCCACCCGAGAACGTCATCCACTTCAAGTACCCCAATCCGATGGACCCGTGGTACGGGATGGGACCTGTGCAGGCTGCGGCCTACGCCATCGAGTCGAGTGAGTTGCGGGAGAAGTTCGTCCTCGCCACCATGGGCAACATGGCCCGGCCTGACCTGATCGTCAAGTACACCGAGGGTGAGCTGGACACTAAGGAGCGGCAGCTGGTGGAGCGCGAGTGGAACTCCATGTTCCGGGGAGCCAAGAACGCGGGTAAGGTGAAGGTTACCGACCACCGCTACGAGATCGACAAGGTGGGGTGGACGCCAAGCGAGCTGGACTTCAACAAGGGCGAGGACTGGATCATGAAGAAGATTTGCGGTGCCTTCCCTGTGCCGATAGGGCTTGTGGACACCACGCAGATCAGCCGGGCTCCCCGTGCGGGAATGGAAGGTGCTGATCTGTTCATGGCCCAGTTCAACACGCTTCCCCGATGCACCCGGATAGAGGAGAAGCTCAACGAGCAGCTCTGCCCCATGTACGACGGGGAGCGGCTGTTTGTGGCGTTCGACAACCCGGTACCCAAGGACAAGGCCGACCAGCGTGCCGAGGACCAGATGCGGCTCACTGCCTGCTTAACAACTGTGAATGAGATACGGCAACGCGACGGTGAAGAAGAGGTCGAGTGGGGAGGCCTGCCGTTGGTGTCCGGTGGAATTGCTCCGCTGGGGAGTCAGCCTCAACCATCTGCGACAGGTGGGGACGCGGCCAACCCGGCAATAAATAACGCTAAAGCCCCAGCCCCTGACG